TGTTTCAATATCTTCTACTCTTATATCTGCTCTGGTAAAATAAGAAGGATGTTCTTTGTAATTAAAAGTTGCTGAAAAAGGTTGATCATTATCATATATTGTACTGTAAGGATGCACACCATCTGGGTCAGTAAAACCCTTATCAGAATTTTCATATGTTTGAGAAGGAAGAACTCCCATAACTAAAGGTTGCTGCATATTCTTTCCGTCAGTAAAGAACCCAACTACCCAAGCACCTTGAACAATACCAGTAGCTGATTGACCTATGGAACCAAAACCAGCAGAATTTGATGGAAGTATCATAGATGCCCAAGGAAGATCTTCTGTGGGTAAAATAGCTTTGTCATCAGGATGAATACCAAAACATCTTACTTTGACTCTTCCAATTTCTAAAGGATCTTTTCTGTCTTCTACAACCCCTATAAACCATACCATTTCGCCTGAATAAATCATATTAAAATCCTATCTGTGATTCTTTGACTAGTGTTAAAGCCATTTTTTGTACATCTTCATTAAATACATCTCTTTTAGAATAAACATAATATAAGCCTGAATATCTTTTATCTATTTTACTATCTCTATTAGAAGAAGAAGGTTCAGGAGAACTTATTTCTAGTTCTATTACTTGTCCTACATCTACAATTGAGTTACCAACTACTTCAATATCAATTACTTGAGATAAATCAACACTAGTTCTTTTAATATTACTAGCGTCGCTAGTTTTATTTAAATCACTAACTTCTGGTTGAGAGAAAGATATATTGACATCGTATTGATTTATGCCACCTTCGTAATTAAATTTATTAAATTGTGGAAATTTATTTAAATACAAATCTGGATTGAATTGATCAAAATAATCATAACTTATAGGATTGTAAGATTTGTTAATAATATCAGGAGCATATCTTACTCCTGCAATCTTACCAGATTCTAAAGCTTGTAATATATCAAATTGTTTATCATGAAAAGTAATATCTTTAACAGCTCTTAAAGTATCTAAAGAGTTAGGTATCTGATCTTTTCCTTTAGTACCAGCTACTAGGTTATAAACATATTTAAAAGATGGGGTGTTTGAATATAATTCTACTGCTTTTTCAACAGGCATAAAATTATATTTTAAATTAGAATCTTGAAAAAACTTCATTCTAACACTATCATTTTTCCATGCTGATCTTCTAGCTAACCATTTCATAGATTCGTTAACACTCCATTTAGGAAAAACAATTTTTTCTGTTCCTACACTTTCTTCCCATATACCAGCTTTTTCAAAATCTGTATTTTCCTCAAATATACCTCTAGCTATACTAGATGTTGTACCCTTAATAGCACCTGTAACTTCTTTATACATACCTTTGTAAAAGAAATGAGAAACACAATTAAACACATAAGCTCTTTGTCTTTGAAACTCACTAATATTTCTTATATCAATAATTTTAAAACTAAAGTATTTTGTTATATCTTTATAACCTATATTAAGACTAATTATATCACCAGCGTTTGGTCTATAAGAATGTAAAAAATTAACAGCATCAGATATAACAAATTCTGCAGTGACAGTCATATTACCTACACTTGAATTTAAATTTAGTTCTTTAAATAATTCAGTAATGTCTGCTTTATCTATTCCGTTACTTATAATAACGTCAGATATTTTTACTCTACCTGGAAAAAACTGATACTCTTGACCACTCATGATTAACCTTTAAGTATTTTTCTTAATTCGTTCTCCATTTGTTCAACCATATTTTTACTTGGTAAAGAGATTGTTCTATTAGTTTCATTTATATCAAATTCGTGTTCAAAATATGATACAGGATATAGAGTAGGTCTTGTAATAGTTCTACCAAATGAATCTATTGATGCACCAAAAGCAGAGTCAAAAGAGTATATATTTTTATCATTATCAACAAAATGTCTAGGTCTATAAACTACACCATAAACACCATCAGAATCTTCGTAACTATTAGAAGGACTACCTTTAAAATTAATAAACTCTAATGTTGCTGTTCTAGATAAAACTATTTCTGAATCTAATTGATTTTTTTGAGTCTTGTATTTTTCAATTAAATATTCTTCTAATTGAAAGTTAGTTTTAGGCCATTCTTTGTATACATTAAAAATATTATTAGCTAACAAAATACACCAATGATAGTCTGATCTTTCATAAGCTTTGTAACTTACAATGTCAGGAGTCTCTCCATCTTTAATATAGTATGATTCAAATCTCGTATCTTCTTTTTTAACTCTATCTAATAAATTTAATCTGATAGATAAGTTATTAAACAATCTAGAATTACCATCTGGAAAAGTATAATTAAGTTTATTGAATTGACTAAAGTAGCTCATGTTTAACCATCCACACTATCATCTAACATAGCTCTTTTTGCATCAGCTGATTCAGCTCCTCCTAACACATTTAAAGATTTTTCTGTATTAGTTAAAGGACGAGGTGTAAGTGGGTCACCTTTTCTGTATAAAGGTTCGATTTCAATGTACTGTAATTTTAAATTTACTTCCATAGGAGCACCATCATTATATGTTGAGTTGCCTGCATCACCACCATAACTAACATCTACACTTTGTAAGAAACAATTTCTTGGCTGCATATGAAAATTTAAAGGTGCGCCCTTTCTTAAGTATTGTATTTCCCATTGACAAGGTACTTCATACAATCCAATATTACCTTCTGTAGTTCTAGCAGGTAACATAAAGAATAAAAACATATCACAAATTTCTTTAATAGCTTTTGATTCATTTTCATCTTTAGCCATCATTCTAAACTCATAAGCAAACTGTCTATGTAAAACACTATTAAAGACTTGAAATGAAAAATTATTTGTTACTCTATTAGTTGTTACTCCTATAACAGCTCTTCTTTGTCCAGAAGAAATCATATCTTGAATAGCACCTGGAATAACTTGACCCGCTACTGACTTAGCATCCATAGATTCAGCTCTAGACGCTTCTACAGCTCCCATACCTATACCACCTAAAGCAGCAGTTTCATAATCTACAGAAGAGTTGGTTTCTAAGTTTTGAGGAAGATATAAATTAATACTTCCAACAGATTGTAATGTATCTTTATTAACTGCTAATCCAAAACTTAAATGCTCTGAAGCTACTTCAAAAACTCTATTAATAACTGAGCCACCTGCTTTAACTAAATCAGTAAAGGAACCCGGGCTATTAGCAAATTGATTAGAAGCATCCGTAACGGCAGATGTAATTTTACCCAATGAACTATTTACACCATCTCCAAATGTTTGTAGGTTGCTAAAAGCTGCTTCAATATTGCCCTCTACACCACCTATACCATTAAAGATAGAACTAGGTGCTATTCTACTAGCTGAACCACCTAAAGTTGGAGCACCAACAGCATTAGAGCCTTCTCTTAAACTTTTAGTACCACCATATTGCATAATTTTTGGAACAAATCTTACATAATTAGGAACTTGATCAGTACCAACATTTCTAGGAAAAGATAAACTTTTAAAATTAGCTGCCATTCAATAAATACCTCGTACACTATTTAATAGGGTTTTAATGGCTTATAAAGGAAAATTTACTACCTTCAAGCATCCAGAAAAATATATTGGTGATATAGAAAACGTTATCTATAGATCTTTATGGGAAAGAAACGTTATGAGATGGCTTGATGAAAACCCTAACATAGTTGAATGGGGTTCAGAGGAAGTGTCTGTAATGTATGAGCACCCAGTTAGAGGAGGTATAGCTAAATATTATCCTGATTTTATTGTAAAGCAAGCAGATGGTTTAGTAAAGGTTATAGAAGTTAAACCTAAAATACAAACTCATAGACCTGTAAATCCGGGTAGGCAAACTCAAAAATATTTAAGAGAAGTAATGACTTATGCAGTCAATCAAGAAAAATGGTCTACAGCTAAAAGATTTTGTAGACGTAATGGAATGAAATTTGAGGTTTGGACAGAAGATCATCTTAAACAATTAGGTATACTAACTTGGGAAACAGATAAATCTGTACTTATGGCAGAAAGTAAAGATAGTAAAAAGCCTAAAATGAAAAATATATCTTTTAAAAAACCTAATAGACCAAAAAGAAGATCTTAATTAGCTCCCACTGGAATTTGAGGTCTAATTTTCTGAATAATAGCATTGTTTTGAGTAATCTGACTAGTCTGGAAATTTTGGAAACTCTTTCCTTCACTTCTTGCAACTCTAGCTTCTTCTAACTCTTTAGCTCTTTGTTCGTCAGTTAATTGTTTATTCTTAATAAGCGAGTTCATATAATCATAATATGTTGAAACTCCACTTTGAAGTATCTTATTATCTATTTCATTTTGATTAGCTAAATCATATTTTTCTTGTTGTGCTTTTTGTAAATTATTTTGAGCTCTTTCAACTCTTTTTTTGTAAGGAGCATAATTAGGATCTTCGTTTAATTTAGCTTGTGCTTCTAATAAACTATTTTCAGCTTCGGAAATATCTTTATCAGCTTTCTTAAGCCTTTCAGCTTGAGAAAGTTCCATACCTAAAAAATCTTTTACTGCAAAAACAGCATCATCATAAGAATCTTTTACCCAATTCCAAATACTTTTAAACAGATCTCCAATTTGCTCTAAAATTGGATCAACAAATTTTTTAACACTTTCTTCTACCTTGTTTAAAGTATCATCACTTAAAAGACCTAAAGTTAACATATTAAGTAATGATTTAACAAAACCTCCTAAACCAGCAGATAATGCTTGACTTATATCACCAGATTTTTCAAACTCATCATAACCTGCCTTAAACCCGTCAAAGATTGATTTAAGAGCTACAACTGCTGCTAACGCTAAGCCTAATGGAATTAGTATTGACCCTAATGTAGGAGCTAGTGTAGCCATAGCTGCAGTAAAAGCTGCTTTACCTCCTAATGCAGTAAAGATAGTACCTATACCAGTACCGATAGTGCTTAAAGCGGTAAATATAGGTCCAATAGCGGTTGCAAACGAAGTAACAGCTCCTAATAATTTTATACCTGCTAGAACTACAACAGCTTTAGCTAACATACTTTCAGAATTTAAAAGTTCTGTACCGACACCTATGACACCACCTGTAATATCTGTTATACCACCAATAAAATCACCTTCAAGAATTTTTATAAAACCGCCAAAAGTCTGTTTAATATTTGGCCATGCAGCTTTTAATGCTGTAGTAAGAGCATCAAATTCAGTTTTTAAGAATGTAATTATACCTTGAACAGTAACGTTTATATCTTTAGCTAACTTGTTAATCTCACCGTCCGTTAAACCCATAAAAGAGCCAATGACAGTTGCTAAACCTGCTGATAGTCTTTCTCCAAAACCTGCAGCTTTACCAAATATTTCGTCTGCTTTATTCCAACCTTCTATAAATTTTATAAATCCAACAGTAGCTAAGCCTATAGTAAAAATCTTTTTTAGAAAATCCCAGAAACCTCCAGCAACTTTTGCTACTTTTTGTAAGCCTAAAGCTTTACCCAGATCTGCAAACCCTTTTTTAATTTCTCCAAAACCTTGAGTAACTTTTTCTAATCTTCCAAAAAATTCTGATTTAAAATCTACACCTAAAAATTTTGATAAACCTGCAGAAACACCCTCACCATTTTGAGTATCATCTAACATTTTTTTTATGGACTGTCTTTGTTTTTTAATTTCATCTCCTGTTTCTTTGCTAAGTTTTTTAAAACTTTCTGCAGGAAAAGCTTTCTGGCTTTTTTCATAAGCATCAGATAATTTCTTTTGAGAAGCGTTTTGATCTTTAATAACTTCTTTTATTTCATTTAAAGTTTTTTGTTCAGGTGTGTCAGCCATTTTGTTTTTTAATCTTTTCGTTTTCTTCTTCTATATGTTGTTTTAGTAACGTAACATAAACTTCCCTCTCCCATGGTATCATATTTTCTATTTCTTTTATAGACCAATTATGATGCTGCTTCATACTAAAAATTAACTTATAATAATTTATAAGATCAATATGAGAGAGGCATATTAGAAAAAATCAGCAAGACCCTCCAACTTAGTTTTGTTTTCATGTTTACAATTATCACAAACAAACCCTGTATCATATGTAACTTTCGGCATGCCTGCAATATAATCTTGAAGATCTTTAAATTGAGAAGAAGTTAACTGGTTTATAATATCAACAACATCATTAACTTCATTTAAACCAATATCAATAGTTTCTTCTCCATAAAAAACTTTATCAACATTTTTAGCTATAAATTCAATTACACCTTCTGGGTTATTTTCAACTCCAGTGTAACTATCAATGTCAGGTGTTTTCATAATAAACATTAAATCTTCTGTAATCTTTACTTTAGTTTTAAAACTATCTAAACCTCTTACTTCTATCTTAGTCAAATCAACTTTTACTTCGTTAGCTTGTTCACATTCTGTACATTCTAAAAGAATGTCTGCAGTCTCACCAACAGAAATAGATCTAATTTTTAAAAAAAGATACTCAACATCAAAAGCAGATAATTCAGTAATATCAGCTCCTCTCACGCAATTACTTATAACAGTCTTAAGACTATCAACCATTTGAGCAGGGTCTTTTGATTCCGATGCTATTAAAAGAACTTTTTCATCTCCAACTTTAAAAGGAGTAATATTAATTTCTTTTTTAGTAGATGGTATAATTTCTCTATAAGTAGGAGTGTTAATTTTAATATTTTTAAGCTGACTCATTATTTTAACCTTTCATAATTATGATACTTAAACGTCATAGTTAGTCTAAGTAGATCGCCTTCAGCTGATTGCAATTCTTGCGCGCCTACATTGGTTGGATATACTTCATTAAACCTATACTCTGAAGTTTCTCTACTCCAGCTTTGGTCATATTTAGAAATTTCCATTCTTCCTGCATACTCTCTATAATAAGCGTGCTGTTTAAATTTTGGATTAAATATTAAATCTTGCCAATTTTCAAAAAATGCTCTTTCTCTTAAATCTTCTGAACTATAATAAACAAGAGTTAAATCACCGTGTTGATGCCTGATACCTATTTGTCTAGGTTCACCATAATCTCTATATTCTGTACTAAGTATATCTCTTCCAGGTATTTGAGCATTAGCACAAAATAAATTTAATGAATTTAATGTACCGTTTAGATTTGTTAATACACCTCCTATTGTAGGAAGTTGTAAATTTGTTCCTATTACACCATTAGCTACATCTAAAACTTCGTTAATTTGACCTGAGGCTGCATCTAAGTTATCCAAACCAGGTAAGTTTACATTAACTCTAAGAGGACCTTGAGATATTAAATCTGATATAATTTTATTTGTATTAGATAAACCTGGAGGTGGGTATACTCTACACAACCATCTATTATCTCTAGCTAGACCTTGTGTGGTAAGCTTAGATTTCATCTCACCTATATTCATCTAGCTCTCCTAGCATCTCTCCAAACCGTTGCTTCAGCAGCCTTAAGAAAATTTTCAAACGGTAATTGTATAGCTATTTCCCATTCATCTTTTGGTATAGTTACAGGTTGAGATCTTACTTGTTTTGTTAAATATCTTTTTAAACATATTTTAGTTATTGGATTATTTTCTAAAGCCGTAGCTATGTTTCTAAGTGTATTTCTTCTATAACTAATTTCTTCTAACAATTCTACTCTTAATTTAGGAGGTAAATAATGTAAGTTAGCTCCGTACCATCCTGTAGTGTTTACATCCAGCATAATTATTAAAGGATGAGTATCATAATATTTAAGTGTTTCTTTTGTTTTAGGGTCATACATGTAAGTCATCATCTTACCAGGGCCAGGTCTTTCTCTTTTAAAGTTTGTAGCTACAGTATCATGATTTCTTATTTTTCTATCTTTTCTAATCCTATTACGAAACCATTCTATGGATTCTTTTGTACCCATAGTAATTTCAGCTTTAGCTGCTAAGTCTTTATATCTATTAAATAGTGTATTAGGCATAAATTATTTATTCCATTTTTTATAATACTTTTAGGAGATATTAATGCAAGATAACAAGGACGTTATAGAAGCCGCAAGAATTGCATGGAACAAACTTTCATTAGTAATGGATTCAGATCCAGAAATGTTTGAAGATTATGAAGCTTTTAAAGAGTTTTACGAAATGTTAGTTAGAAAATTGTTTGAAGAGGAGAACTCTCTTTAATGCCTAGTTATAATTTTATTAATGAAAAAGGTGAAGTTGAAATACATATTTTAAAATATGAAGATCTTAATAGGTTTAAGACTGATAACCCTAACCTTACTTATACTATTAGTACAGCTAATTTTGCAAACAGATCAATTGATAGCGGTAGATTGCCAGAGGGTTTTAAAGATAGAATGCGTTTATTAAAGCAAAAAAATCCATTATCTACAGCGGTAGACCATCTAATATGACTAAAACATTATCTAATGACGAAAAAGCTTTTTTTGAAAAGAAGTTAGCATCAGTAAGAGATAAAGTAGAATTATCTTTTGAGGAAATGGAGAGTGGTAATTTTAACCTTCCAGCTCCTAAAGATATTTTTGAATATTTAGATAAGTTTGTAGTAGGTCAAGATAAAGCAAAGAAAATGCTTTCTGTCGTAGCACATAACCATTACAAAAGATTAATGATTTATAAAGAGTCAGATTTTGAAAAGAAATTAGATAAAACTAATCTTATGTTATTAGGACCTACAGGATCAGGTAAAACATATCTAGTTAAAAAGCTAGCAGAGTTTTTAAAAGTGCCTTGCTTTGTAGCTGATGCTAATAGTCTTACAGCTGCAGGTTATGTTGGTAAAGATGTTGATTCTCTTATTGAAGGTTTAGTAGATGCGGCTCAAGGTAACTATGACGCAGCGGGAACAGGTATAATTTTTATTGATGAGTTTGATAAAATAGCTAAAAGAAAAATACCAGGTAAAAATAGAGACGTAGGTGGTGAAGCAGTTCAACAAGCATTGCTTAAACTTATTGAGGGTACTAAAGTTGAAGTTGAAAGATCAACAGGTTTTGCTAAAGTTAAATTTCAAATAGATACTTCAAATATTTTAGTTATTGTAGGCGGAGCTTTTGTAGATTTAGAGGAACTTATTGCTAAAAGACTTAAAGTAGGACCAACAACTAACTTTGGTTTTGGTGCAGCGTTAAATCAATCTACAGCTGACATGGGTCTTTTACATTATGCTAAACCAGAAGATTTAGAAGAGTTTGGATTTATTCCAGAAATTTTAGGAAGAATTCCTTTAATAGGTGTATTAGATGAATTAACAGAAGAAGATTTAGTTAATATTTTATCCAAGGTTGAAAATAACTTAATATTTCAATACAAAGAGTTGTTTAATTATTCTGAAAACAATTTAGAGTTTAAGGAAGACTCCTTATATGAAGTTGCTAAATTAGCTAAGCAACAGAAAACAGGCGCGAGAGGATTAAGAAGCATTCTAGAAAATGTATTATTAGATTATATGTTTGAATTGAAAGATGCGATTATTACAGTAGATGATGTTAAAAAAGTTCAATCACAACTGGGTAGACCTACCCAAGCTTAAGCAAATTAACACAGATGAAGGTAGGCGATATGCAATTAATGAGGAAGTTAAGTATCCTTCGATTACAACTGTCCTTGGAAAAACTAAGGATCTTACTGCTCTTAAAGAGTGGCGCAAAAGAGTGGGGGAAGAACATGCGAATAAAGTCACAAAAGCTGCAACAACTCGTGGAACGTCAATGCATAAACTTTGTGAGAATTACTTGCTCAATGAAGCTTTGGATGATCTTGGTTCTACTTCTGGCGAGTTATTGTTTAGGGGAATTCGACCTTACTTAGATAGGATTGATAATGTACGAGCACTTGAATCAGGATTGTTCTCTCACAAACTACATGTCGCAGGAACTGTTGACTGCGTTGCGGATTATGATGGAGAACTCACAATTATTGACTTCAAAACAGCGAAGTCTCCTAAGCGAGAGTCTTATATACACGACTACTACATGCAAGGGTGTTTCTACTACACATCGTTTTATGAACTAACAGGTATGTTACCTAAACAGATATTAGTTTTGATATCTGTTCAAGATGGTTCAGTCCAAGAATGGTTTATTAAAGGAAAAGATATCATACACTGGACTGAGCAACTAAGAGAAAGGATTAAGGAATATGAATCTTCTCAAGCCATCTGACATTGCTAATGCTGCTACTGATATAGCTACATTTGTAGATACGAGTGAATTAGCAGATAAAGATAAACAAAAAATATTAGAAATGGTTCGAGATTTTTATGCAGATAAAAATGAGCATATTATTGATCAGTATTTAAATATGTTAGCACAACGAACTTTAGATAAACACTTTCCACAGACAGGATTTGAAAAATAATGTTTTCTCCAGATAGTGAAATTTCTAAACGTATTAAAAATCTTTCTAATGAAATTGAAAGTTTAAAAAAACTTTCTCCAGAATTAAACTATATTGAATGTACTGTAGAGGTTTGTGAAAGATATGGTATAGAATTTGAATCAGTAAAAAAAGCTCTTCCTAAAATTATTAAGGAAAAAATAGAAGCAGATGCGATGGATCTTAACATGTTAAAATACAAGAACCCAAGGATAGCATGACAAAAGATGGATATGAAGTTTATATTATGTACTTGGCTCTTCAACGTCATTTCAGTACTAATTACGATTACTTCTTATATAATGGAAAAGTTAAGGCTTCTACAGATACGTATTCTAACAGAAATGACGTCTTTAGCTTCGAAAAATTTTCAAAAATCATTAGAAAAGAAGATAGGGAAGACTTCTTTATAGCTCATTTTTTAGATAATCCTAAAGAGTGGATTCGTAATATGTCTAAAAGTAAAATGGAAGAATATAAAGCTAAATTTAAAAATTTTCCTATTAAATTTAAAGAAGATTTACATTACATTCAAATAAACGGACCAGCAACTATGATAGAGTCACAAGCAGATAAAATTCCTTTAATTCATAGAAGCTGTATAAATGGTTCTATATCTTTAGAAACTATTTGCATATTAGATAATATTTTTCCATACTTAGAAAAACATGAACAAACTGTTACTGTTCCTTTTGTATGGCCAGATTATATTAATAAAGTTAACAAGTACAAACCTTTTGTTAAGAAAAAACTTCAAGATAACTTTATAAATATAGTAGACATTGCACGCGATGTCTTGCTTTAACGAAACGACGAAACTACGATAAGGAGAAACTAATGTCATTTCAAGATTATCTCAAAAACCGTCAAGATGCTTTTGCAACTATGACAGATTCACTTAAAAAAGAAGTTAATACAGAAAACCGTACAGGGGATGATGACCGTATCTGGAAACCTAAAATGGGTAAAGATAATACCGGTTATGCTGTAATTCGTTTTCTACCAGGTAAAGATGTAAATAAAACTCCGTGGGTACGTGTTTACTCTCATGGCTTTCAAGGTCCAACTGGTAAGTGGTATATCGAAAAGTCTTTAACAACTATTGGTCAACAAGATCCGGTATCAGAGTATAACTCTAAGTTGTGGAACTCAGGTATTGAATCTAATAAAGATGTAGCACGTAAACAGAAGCGTCGTACATCTTATTACGCTAATGTTATGGTACTAAAAGATCCTAGTGATCCTTCTAATGAAGGTAAAGTGATGATCTATCAATTTGGTCAAAAGATCTTTGATAAGATTATGGCATCTATGCAACCAGAATTTGCAGATGAAGAAGCTGTAAATCCTTTTGATCTAATCGAAGGAGCTAACTTCCGTATTAAGATCAAAATTGTATCTGGTTATTGGAACTATGATTCATCTGAGTTCGAAAAACCATCTGCATTATCTGATGATGAAAGTAAACTAGAGTCTGTATTTAACGCTCAGCATGATGTGCATGAGTTTGTAGATCCTTCCACGTTTAAGTCATACGATGAACTAAATGCTAAGTTGATGTTAACTATTGGTGCAGGTGTAGAAGAAAATGAAGCACCTCGTCAAGTATCAGTACCTACTGCTGAAACTACTGATACTCAAGAAGAGTTTAGTGCAGTGTTTGATAAGCCTACTAATTCAGTATCGAATGATGACGATGATCTAGAAAATTACTTTAAGTCGCTAGCGGCTGACTAATATGCCATTGTAGCGTAGAAAAGGAGGCTTAAGCCTCCTTTTTTTATTATTTGAATTTATACATTAAACACTTGAGTTGATTCATTACCCCAACCGTTTAAAGCTAGCCACTTCCCATCACCGCTTACTCCACCACCATAACCAAAATACCAATAATTACCATTTGATGCTGCTTGTAAAACTGCTCTTTGGGTCCAAGTATTAGTTGAAGATCTATTGAAAGGAATACACATTCCGTGCGCATTTCCTCCATCTCCTTTATTATAAGTTACGTGAAAAACTAGAGTATCTGCTGTTTTATCAAACCGCATAAACCTACCACCCATATTTAAACCGTTATATCCATAAACAGCATCTGTTCCATCTGGATCATTGCTATTAAGATCAGTAGGAGTTATAGTCGCAATATTTGCAGTACCGTCCCAAGCAGCACCACTTCTGTAATAAACATAAACGGTTCCTTTAGTGTTAGATGGACCTATTGAAGATGCTGCTATATATGTACCATCATAATTTATATCTACTGATAAACCTAAGTTATCTGAACCATTTCCTTGATAATCATGATGATATTCAAAGGCATTAGTACTTGTATTAAATTTATACACATATATTCTATCTGATCCAGCAGTACCAAACACTGCCCAATTTCCATCACCACTCATTTCAAATGCTTGTTGACCACCAAAATTGCGATATCCCCAGTTTGAATTATTAGAAGCTGGTTTCGAAACTGTACCTACTCGAGTCCACGTTGAACCTGATCTTGTATAATATTGTACTTTGATTGTTTGATATATACCTTCAACAGCAAGCAATTTATCAGCAGTTTCATTAGTAGAAAAATAATAACCAAACCATGAATTTGCTGTACCTGTCGTTTCAGCACGTATAGTGGTATTTTTTGTCCAAGTTGTGCCAGATCTAGTCCAATGTTCAATACCACCAGACGCGTCTGTATTATCTCTTGGAATACCAACAAACGCATGATCTCCATCATGGTTTATTGTACAATACGCACCTAATTCTGTACCTGAATTAGTATTTTGAAATTCTTTTTCAATAGCCCAAGTAGCCCCAGTTCTCTTTTTAATTGCAAAATAATTTTGTTCGTTTTGATTATTTCTTGCCCAGCCAGCAATCATCCTAGTACCATCATAATCAATATCAACGCCTCTACCAGCAAACACTCCATACGTTGAAGTTTGATCTGTCTGAGTTCTTGAATTTGACCAATTAGCTGGTGTAAAAAATGAGACTGAAAAAGTTGACACTGCAGAAACTATATTAACACCGTCGGAAGCCTTAAATGTAACTGTGCCTGTTGCGCCTGCTGTTTGATCACTGTCCATAGAAACGGTAAATTTTCTACCATTATCACTATCTTTTGTAATACTAAATGCATCATCAAAATCACTATCTGTAGTGGCTGTATAAACTAAATTAATTCCATCACTATCAAAAGCTAATATTTCAATATTGGTTTGAG